GCCTTTCCTCGATCTCTTTTATTCGGTCATCTGTGAGCTCGTGCCCTCTGTCCATTCGTCACCTTCTCTCGGAGGCAGGTTGATCTTCTGCATGTCTTCCGCGTCCAGTTCCTTGATCATGTCATCAGCCATGTCTCCATCACCGAATGCAGTGAGCACCTTTCTAGTCACATAATCACTGCTCAGATGCTCAGCGGCCTGCATGATCGTCTGCACGGTCTCCTGCACATTGATATTCCTGGACCTCTCCAGCGTATACTTGACATCTTTCCCCGCGATCTTCAGGAGACCATCTATAAACTGGTCAACGCAGTGTTCGAATTCATCAACTTTGTTATTAAGCGGCTCATATGCCGCGCGGATCTGCGTGGCCGTTGTCACTGCGCCGGACGCTATGTTCTCTGTATCGAGCGCCATGAAATCCTTATAAAGATCCTTCTCGATGCGCATCAGAATAGATTCTCGCGCTTCGAATGGAATATCGATGGTGTGCGGCTCTGCCACTGCTCCATCCTCATCCACTGTCGCGGCCTTGACAACCTTCAGCCTCTCGATGAATTTACGGAGGTCTACGTCATCCATCCCGGATGCATTCTGTATGATCCAATAGATTTGGGCGGCTTCGTCAATATCTGAAGCTGCTCCCGACTTTATAAGATCATATGCATCGATTCCCTCTCTGATCCCCACGATCTCGGACTGGTGATGCTCATTGGCCCACAGCGGGACAATCGGGAATGCGGGATAGTTCTCCCCGTCATAGATCTCCATGCCGTCTGCTTCGGATTCCCTTATGATCAGCTTATACTTCCTCTTCGGCTGCAGGATCTCTCCTCTTGTCTTACGCCTCCAGATGATCTCTGTGTATCCGTCCTCTTCATACAGTGTGGCCCTCATCGGCTTCGTCTGGTCCACCTGCCAGAATCTCACCCCGGCTCGGAGCGCACCGTTTTCCTCGTCATAGATTGGCGCGAATTCAAGGATGGAAAACACCTCCACATGGTCAAGGTTATAGAATCCAAACGCCACAGCCCCGCACAGGGCCTTCTTCCCGGCCTTCTGTAATTGATAGTCGAAATCATCTCCGAGCGGGTTCTCTTCGCCGTCCCATGTCACTCCATTCCCCAGAAGGTACTGTGTCTCCTGCGTGACGAATCGGTTAAAGAATCTCGACGGAATCCTGTAGCATGCTCCGAACAGGTCCGGCACAGCCTCGCCGCTCATCGTGTAAAGGATCTTCTGGAATCGTGTTATGGTCCTGTTCTGCTGGCGGTCATATTCATACGCGATCTCCGCAGTCTTATACAGATCAGAAGCCTGGTGCTGCCTTATGACCTTTTTGCAGAAATCCATCAGGTCCTTTTCCCGTCTTGTATCGCCCTCGCCTATAGCAGAGAGCATATCCTGATATGTGATCATATCTACCTCCCAGCCTCGCGGGCTCTACAATATTGAAGAAAATACAGATTGGTATTCTCTTTTGACCTTAGTTACCTTCATCGTCTTAACAAAGTATCTCATGGCGTCCATAGCATGGTCGTTGATCTTCAGCGGAGTATCTTCTGCAGCCTTCTCATCCCATACATAGCCCTCTGCCTCCTTCTTCCATGCGGTGCATCCGGCTGATACTTTGATAATGCCGTTCTTTATGGCCGTGGCCGTCTCCCTCAATCCGTCCGCCACATCATTGTCAGCACCCTTGACCTTGTAACGCCTCTTCTCGCCGTTTGGCCCTTCGTGTGTGTGTTTCTTCATCAGTGTTATAAAAGACGCGGCAGAAGGGTCTACGATAAGCCTCACAGTGTCATATACACCTTGCTCATCCAACCATTCGTCTATATCATCTGCGTACTGGCCGTCAGTCTTCTGCTCGCCCTCATCTCTTCCGGAATAATAATACTCACTCACTGCGTACCACACATTCCCGTATTTGATCCACAGCAAAGCGGCAAAAGCATTCATCGTACCATAGTCAATCGAGACTACCAGGCCCGACCTCGTGACATCCTCCGGCGGCTCGCCTATCGCGTCCTCATACATCGGATAGATCAGTCCCTCAGCAATGCACCTCTCTCCCAGTATGTCCCGCCTATACCACACGGACCCGACTTCGTAGGTGCTCTCTATCTCCTTCCGCCTTTGTTCGGTGATCGAAAGATTATCCGCGATCGTAAAGTGCGCGTAATTGTATCCTCCCACATACCGGGACGGAAACACATCGATATACCTCGTGTAGATCGGATGAGACGGATAGCATGGGTTAAGATCCCAGAGAATATACGGATCGAGTGATGCCGCCTGTCTGCCCATAGCTACTTTGATAAAGGATGTCCGCGAATCGTCAGAATCATAATGCTCGTTAATCTCCGTTGCGATCCATATTCCATAGGAGTTGCCCAAGATCTTTTTGTAACTGTCAGCCTTCCCGCCTCCGGCAAACACCACGACCTTGTCCCCGGTCTGCGTGGAGATGTACAGTGCCTCATTGTCCCTGTACTTTCCCCATCTGCACCTCCCCCGGAAAAGATGCTCTAATCCGAATCCATTGCAATCTCCGATATTCATTTTCGCATTGGCTATTGACGATCCTGACGCCAGATGGATCTTGTCGCGCACCCTCTCCAACAAGGCCGCTGCTATGATGCAATGGTCGATGGTCTTGCCGGAACGGATCGCGCCCTCCGCCACCGACATCTTGCTGCGCAAAGCAGTCTTTATGTATTTCTTATGCTTTGCCGAAAATGGCTGCCATTTAATCGTCGTTGTCTTCATCTTTCAGCATCTCCGCCAAAGGCGCAAGGTCTTCCACCTCTGTGATCACCTGTTCAATCCTGTCAGACTGCCCAAGATAGTTCTTTCCGAGGAATATTGCCATTGCCGCTGATTTTTTTGAAAGTGCCAATTGATTACGCCGCAGGGCTATTTTCATGGCAAAACCGCCATTTTGCTTGTAAAACTCTTGAAAAGTAACGCCAAAAACACGCTTACACCAACGTGATAGCGTGTCAATGTTTGCCGCTTTGCCTGTTTCATCACGGAAATACCAACAAATTTCCTCTTGTGTGCAACCCAAACCCACAAGGTCAACAAACGACTTTTTATCATATTCTTTTGTTGGTCTGCCTGTTTTTGCCATAATTACACCTTTTCAAAATCAAGGCAATCCAAAAGGGGTATAATATCCTTGCCGTGTCCTGCTCGAATTAGCTTTCTAATGCGCAAAATAAATAATTTTGTTTCTAAATCACTATATTTTTCCTCGGTTAAATCTTTCCATCTATCCTCAACGTCGGGCAAATATTTATTTAGCCCCCAATTCTTTTTTGCTTTGTTATAATACTTATATGTTTGGTATAATGCTATTAAATGTGACTCAAAAGCCTCTAATTCTGACCTATTTTCACATTCAAAGTATTGCACTTTCCATACACCATCATTAACCCATTTATCTTGTTTGTGTACGGTCATGCGCCCGTTTATATCACCTTTGTGAACAATACCAACATATTTTATTTTGTTATCTATTAAATCAATATATCTATAAACGCAATAATTCTTTTTTGTCATAATACTGCTCTTTTTTGCCACTCGTTCTATATACGTTAAGTGGCATTTTTATACATTTATTTCACTATACGGGACTTTTTCCCCGTCACGTATCAAAAATACACCTGCGATCTCTTCCTTTGTGCAGAATATACCGCATAGCTTTTTGAATATCCTTTCATCGATTTCAATTCGCTTTCTTCCTGCGCCCATGATTATCTCCCCATATCCAATCTCATTGCTCTATCCTCACCGCCTTTTCCCCAGTGAAATTTTCCCATCTTTCAATTATGACATCGCAATACTTCGGGTCGAGTTCTGCCATGTAGCATTTTCTGTTCAGCTGTTCGCACGCGATCATGGTCGTGCCTGTTCCGCCGAACGGGTCAAATACAGAATGAGCTAAATTACAAATATCAAGAATTTTAGACACAAACTCTATCGAATAAACAGCTTTATGAATATCAGCAAATTGATTTTGTTCTTTCTGCGTTTCTATGTAATTCGATTTTGTTCCTTTGAAATCGCCAAATCTTATTGCTCGTGTATTCTGTTCATTATCAAACACAAACACAAATTCATACCCATTATTCAACACCTTTTCGTGTATTTGAGGCGGACAAGTATGTTTATTCCACACAATAATATCGACCAAATCATTTGAATGTGTAGCCACAAAATCCACAAGATTTTGTTTGTTGTCCGCAACCATCATTACGTTTATGAAATGAACACTTGCGGCTTTTTGTGCGACATTATAAAAGTTGTTCATCAAGTTCAACCAACTTTTACTATCATCTGTTGAACTCCCGTAAAAAGATAACCCATCCATGCCGCTTTCGCCGCGTTCCAAATGCTTACGCAAATGAGCCGTTCTGCCCATACCATAAGGTGGTGACGTGATAGTTATATCAGCCTTTACCCCATCCATAAGCCTATCAATAACCGCAGAATCCGTAGAATCTCCACATATAAGCCGGTGATTTCCTAAAATCCACAAATCGCCCAGTTTGCACCGTGATTCGGCTTTCTCTGGTACGTCATCTTCCTGCACTTCTATCGGATCATCGTCTTCCTCGTCCAAATCGAAGCCGAAGTCTGTCATGTCAATATCGATGTCATCCAGTTCTATCCGCAGAAGGTCGAGGTTGAAATCTGAATTCATGGTAAGTTTGTTATGCACAAGTGCATAGGCTCTTCTCTGTTCATCCGTCAAATGGTCTAAGCGAATAACAGGAACAGTTTCCATTCCCAGCTCCAGAGCCGCGATCAGTCTCCCATGCCCTTCTACGATCTCATCTTTCCAGATGCCGATCGGGTCATCGAATCCGAATTCCTGTATGGATTTCTTAATCTGTTCCACCTGTTCAGCGGGATGCTCTTTCGCGTTGTTCGCATAAGGCTTTAATTCATCAATTGGCAGATATTCTATCTTCAGCTCCATGTCCCCTCCTTTATAAATCAATGTGCCATCTGTTTTTCATTTCATTAGGTATACTCTGATTTCTGTTCCGTTTGCCCGTCCAGTGTGTTCCCCCCGCCTTCCCATCGCATATAAAATTACTCGCCTTGACGCTTGCCCCACTTTCTGACTGGAGCGTATATGTGATTACTTTTTCATATCCCATCGCCCTCGCGATTCTGCAACATGCTCCGTATAGCATCGAACATGCATTTTTTGTCCCGTCCGTACATACTCGATTTATCTCAAGTGTTTTGCCATCGTCCAGATATCGGCTGACTGGTCTCCCGCATACCGCCACACCGCAGACTCCATCACTTGCTTCACATGCTATTGCAAATTTCCCGCCTACCACGTTTGGGTTGTGTCTGTGATGCTCTTTTATGTACTGCTTAGCCGCTTTAAATGTTATTGGAATAATCTTCATGTTTTTCTAAGATTGCAACAATCATCTGGATTGTGGTTAAAGTGTGTCTTCCAATACTCGTATGCTTCGTCTTCGTCCTCACAGACAGTCATCTCTTTGAATCCTGTGATGAGTGAAATGTACTGTTTCTTCTTCTCCAGTGGCAGATGGTGATATCCGTTCTGGCTCAGTGTGTATTCTGAGTAGTCTATGTCGAACCATTTTCTTATCCATGTATTCACACGCAGAAACTCTATCAGTATCTTGTCGATTCCCAATGCGTTTAAACGCTCAAAATCAACGTATTGGGGAATGAATGGAGAGAGTCTGAGAGAAACATCATATCCGTTTTCCTGTAGCTTCAGAATAGCTTGTATGCGTTCAGATGGCGGCGATGCTTTCTCGTAGGTCGCGCACAGATCGTCATCCAGTGTGGTCACAGTGATCTGAATGTGTGCAAGATCCTTGTCGAGAATATCCATGTAATCTGCCACAAGCGCGGATTTCGTTACGATCAGATAGGGAATTTTCCTCTTGTTCAGAAGCCTGATCGTCTTGTATGTGATCTTGTGAATTTTCTCAATCGGCTGAAAGCAGTCTGTCATTCCACCGAGCCGCACTACTTCACGCGGCAGTGATCTGATCTGTCTGCTAATCGACGATATATCCCCAATCGAAGGCTCGTATGGATTCCATAGATCTCTGAAATCCAGTAAGCTTTTCGCATAGCAGTATGAGCAGTCATGAGCGCATCCGCATCCATATGTATCTAGCCTGGTCGGATAGTTGCATTTCCCGCCTTCATTCCCACCGACTGATTTTGCTTTACTCCCGAAATCTCTCATAAAAAAATACCTCAACCAGAATGGTTAAGGTATTTTAGCTGAGATTCTGTCAATATTCAATTAGTGCGATTTTCTGCCCATTCCCAGATATCTTTCATGGTGCAGTCTTCACCGAGGATTTCCTTTGCCACCGCAATGGCCTCCATCCTTTTGATAATGTTCCCGTGCGGGTCTTCCAGGATTATCCTCTTCGCTTCTTCCTCACTCATGCATTTCCGGTGCTCTGAAATATTCATAGATTATTATCCCCACTATAAACAATATGATTATCATTCTTTCCCCTCTCGGTTCAGTTCGTCCGCCATCTCCTGAGCCCACTTCTCACAGTCAAACATACCTTTGCGCTCGCCTGTGATCCTGTGCTCCACGAAGTAGGTCAGGACGCCGCGGACATAGTCACATGTCACTGTCCACATTGCCACCTCCATGTTATGAAACAAGCCACAGCGATCAGTATCACCACTCCGAAGACCTCACCAAGCGCAAATGCGATTAGAATGTCAGTCATGTCTCGCTCCCTTCTGCCTTCTTGAGCAACGGACACCAGTCTGGCCTTTGCTTGTGCCATCTCAAGCGGATTTGCTCATAGTCTTTTATCTTGCAGTACATCTCGTCCGTCATTTCGTTGTAGTCGAGATTCTGACAGCTTCTACACCGTTTCTGATTCATTCCTCTCTCCCTTCTGCTTCTTCTACACTCTCCACCTCAAACTCTGACTCTCCATCTTCATCTTCATCCATTTTTACAACAGTCACACCGTCAAAATACGTAATATCCCAAATATCGTTAATCCCCAAAGCGTGACGTTCAATCTCCTCACAAATTGAATCAACATCTCTGTCTGTATCAATGGTTACTCTGTGCGACTTAATGACTCTCTCGCAAACATCTAATGTGTATCTCATTCTGTCTCGCTCCCTTCTGCTTCAATTACCACATCCGCATCGCTCACTATCTGTATCACCTCTTTCCAATCGTCTCTTTGCAAATGGTCAAGGTCACTGTCCATGAATTCTTGCATTAGCTTATCCTTATCCACCAAATCACCGTGCGGTTCTTTGACCTCAACCAGTGGACACCCTGCGAACTGTTCTTCCCATGTTGCATCTGCACACACTCCTTCTTGCACCTTGCAATCATCATCGCCATCGAGAAATTTGCATCTATGCAAGTTTCTTTCTTCATCCACCCACTCACAAGAACCTTTCGGCATCTCCATGCCACGTACTAACACGCTCATTCCGTCACCTTCCTTTTGTACTCCTTCAAAAACTCGCAGTTCTCACAGTCCATTGTTGGATTGTCGCACTTCCATTTCGGGCAGTCCGCCTCGATGTCTCCTGCATGGATGCAGTAGGGATCGTCACAGTAAACGCAAAAACCTTTGCGGGTACATTCGCTAAAATCTACCATCACTCGCCCCCTTGTAAGGTT